GCGAGAAGGTCTTCCCCGCTCTGGAATGCGTCCGACCCACGAGCGCGGGGACGACGGCGATCGTCGCGATGGCTTCTTCGGGCATCTCGAGTCCGACCCACGAGCGCGGGGACGACGGGGTTTTCCCTACTATGCCCATCTAATCGCCGGTGTCCGACCCACGAGCGCGGGGACGACGGGATCGCACCGGCGCGGGGCCGCCCGGTCCGGCCGTCCGACCCACGAGCGCGGGGACGACGGTGCATCCCTTCGCTGGAGCCGCAGAGGCCCGGCGGTCCGACCCACGAGCGCGGGAACGACGGTAGACGTCCGCGACGGACACCTGTTCATCCTGAGTCCGACCCACGAGCGCAGGGACGACGGAACTACAAGCGCTCGTGTCCACGAGCGCGGGGACGACGGTTGATCTTACGCTAAGCGCGAAAGGTCGGCGGTCCGACCCACGAGCGGGGACGACGGGGAGCACCTGGTGCACAAACTGCGGTTCCAGATGCCCGGTCCACGAGCGCGGGATGACGGGTCCTGGTACTCGTCAATGACGAAGGGAGATTTTCGGTGAGGGGCGCCCTGCCCGCATCGGCGATGGAGCTGGGCCGACTCGGCGACCGGCTGAGCTTTCTTTACATCGAGCACGCGATCGTGGACCGCGAGTCGAACGCGGTGACGATCTGGCGGGCCGACGGCATCGCCAGCGTGCCCGCCGCGGTGCTGGCGTGCCTGCTGCTCGGCCCCGGGACCAGGATCACGCAGGCCGCGGTCGCCCTCCTGGCCGGCAGCGGCTGCAGCATCGCGTGGACCGGGGAGGAGGGGGTGCGCCTCTACGCGGGCGCCGTCACGGCCGCGACGGGCTCTCGGCTGCTGCAGCGGCAGGCCGCGCTCGTCAGCGGCCAGCGGCCCCGCCTCGCGGTCGCCCGGGTCATGTACGGGATGCGGTTCCCCGGCGAGGACGTCTCCGGCCTGACGATGCAGCAGCTCCGGGGCCGGGAAGGGGCCCGGGTCCGCGCGTGCTACCGGGACCAGGCGGCACTGCTGGGCGTCGAGTGGAAGGGACGCCGCTACGACCCGTCCGACTGGGGCGCCGGCGACCCGGTCAACCAGTGCCTGTCGGCGGCGAACTCGGCACTGTACGGGATCTGCCATGCGGCGATCCTGCACCTCGGCTGCTCGCCGGGGCTCGGGTTCGTCCACACCGGCCATCAGCTTTCGTTCGTGTACGACGTCGCGGACCTGTACAAGGCGGAGATCACGATCCCGGCGGCGTTCCGGGTCGCGGCGGACAGCGGCGCGGACGGCGGCGCGGTGCGCCGGGCGGTCCGCGACGCGATCAGGGAGACGCGGCTGCTGCCCCGGATCGCGGGCGACATCGGGCGGCTCCTCGGCGCCCCCGCCGAGGAGCCCGGCGGCGACACGGGAGCGGCGCGGCTGTGGGACGGCGCCGGGACGGTGCCCGGCGGCATCGGGTACGGGGAGGGGCCATCATGATCGTCCTGGTCCTCACCGCGGTCCCCCCGGGGCTGCGGGGCGACCTGAGCCGCTGGCTGACCGAGATCGCCCCGGGCGTGTTCTGCGGGCGCGTGTCCAGGCGCGTCCGCGACCATCTCTGGGACCGGGTGGGACAGTCCGTCCGGGACGGCTCAGCGGTCCTCGTCGCCGCCAGCGCGGACCGGGAGCAGGGGTACGAAATCAGGGCGTGCGGCGCCCGGCGGCGGCTCCCCGTCGACTTCGACGGGCTGACCCTCATGGAGAGGCCGCGCCGTCCCCGAGGTGAGACGGGCGGGAACAGCCCGCATCCCAGGCGCAGGACGGCGAGACGCAGGCGGCGAGGACTGCGCCCGTGGGCAGCGGCCTGGAAACGCCTCCGGGACGGGGCGGAGAAACGCAAGTGACAGGCAGCGCAAAAGAACGCCCTCGCGCCGCACCGAAGTGCAACGCGAGGGCGTTCGAGCGCCGGACCCAGTTCGGCGCTGTAAAGCAGGCAAGCCGAGCCTATCGGCGGGGCCGGGAAGATTTAGCAGGGCGCCCGGCAGGCGGTGAGCCAGTGCCGGCAGACCGTCGCACCGTGGCCCGGGACGCCCCGTGCCCCTAGATTACCAAGACGCTCACCGTACGCGGACGACAAAAAGCGCTCCCCGGTCGACCCCGGCGCGAGGCCGGGATCGACTCGGGAAGCGCTAAGGCGGAGGGCCGGGCCGTGGACTTCTGCGGCAGGCTAAGGCTGCATGCCCGGCGGCGGCTTCCGCGCGAGCTCGTCGGCGGCCTGCGCGCTCATGCCGGACCTGGCCAGGGACGCGACCTTCGCCTGCCGCTTCCGTATGGTGACGAGCGTGGTCAGGTTCCATCGCAGGACGAGGGAGAGCACCGCGACGATCGCCGCGTTGAGGGAGGCGACGACGCCCGGGTGGATCCCGGGGACCCCGAAGGCGATCAGGAGCGTGACCCCCGCGGTCACGAGCCCGGTGATCGCGGAGATCCCCACGGGCCGGGCGAGTACGGCGGGGATCGCGGCCAGGAGCGCCGCCGTGAACGCGACGATCCCAGCCGCCTCCGCCGTGGTGAGGCGGAATCCGAGGGTCACTATCAGGGCGACGGCTGTCTGCACGACCGCGACGATGGCGGCGGGCTCGTTCTTTACCAGGTTGATCAGGGATCGGAACACGCGTGTCCTCCTACAGGCCGCGGGAGTGGAGCCAGCCGGTGAGCCGGCCGAAGTCGGTCTCCGCGCTCGCGGCGCCCTCGCGGATGAGGGCGGCGAGCTCGGCGAGGAGCCCGGCGTGGTCGGCGGCGGCGTCCGGGGCCGAGGCCGGCGCCGGGGCGGCCGCGCCGGGGAACGGCCGCCCGGTGATCGCCCGGTAGTCGGCGGCGAGCTGCTCCTGGTCGACGCCGGCGAGGAAGTCGGCGCTGCCCAGGTGCTCCGGCCAGATCACGACCCACGCCTCGTCGGCGCCGTGCGACCAGAACGCGTCGGTGAAGCTGGTCTCCTGCGCCCAGGTGACGAACCGCTCGTCGCCGCCGAGCTGCGCGGCGCCCGGGGCGCCGTAGCCGCCGGTGACGATGCTGTGGCCGCCGTCGACGGGGCTGGACGCGTCCCAGTCCCACGGCTCGTCTGCGGAGAACTGCTCCTGGTTGACCTCGAGGACGTTGACGCCGGTCCAGACGAACCCGAAGAGCGCGATCGCGGCCTTCACCTCGGCGGCGTTCCTCGGGTCGACCGAGGCGAACGCCAGCGCCTTCACGCCGTCCGGGCCGCCGGCCGAGACCAGGCGCTCGAGCAGCGTCTGGATGTCCATGCCGCCGTCGGCGCCGGAGCCGGGGCCGTTGGTCTCGGCGGTGCCGCTGGGGTCGAAGTCCGGGTTCTGGGTCTGGTAGACCTCCCAGACCTGCGCCTGCGACGGGTAGCCCGGGGTGCCGGTCAGGGTGCTGGTGACGAGGCGCCGGACGTTCGCCCAGGTGACCGCGACGCAGTCGCCGGCCTGGTCGTTGCCGAGCATCTGCCAGCCGCCGCCCAGCGCGGCCAGGTAGTCGGCCGACGCCGGGTGGGCCGGGACGGTGCCGGTCAGGAGCGGCCCGAGCTTCAGCGCGGGGGCGCGCTTCGGGGCTCGCCTGCCGTAGCGGCCGGGGACGCGGGCGGGAGCGGGAGTGGTCACTGGACCTCCGGTGGAAGGGGGAAGCCCCGGCGGATGGCCGGGGGCGAAGGGACTGAGACGGGCCGTGCGGGGGGCGCGGTCAGACGATCCCCGACATGAGAAGGCCGGAAGGGGAAGAAGGCGGGGCGCCGACGGCCGCGTCGTAGTGCGCTGTGACCTGGTCGGCGGTGAGCGCGGCCGGGTAGACGGCGTAGGCGGACACGGTGCCGGCCAGTAGCGGGCTGCTGCTCACGTCCTGGTCCTCGTACCCGGCGGAGTAGACCGGGCTGCCCGGGGAGTTGGCCATCGTCGCGGAGGTGCCCTCGGCGACCTGGGCGCCGTCGGCGTACAGGGTCATCGCGGTCGTGCCGCTGTCGTAGGTGGCGACGATGTAGTGCCATCCCCCGTCGCCGAACGTGGCGGCCGACTGGCAGGTGTTCAGGTTCTCGCCGTCGTACACCAGGTAGGTGATGCGCCCGTCGTCGCCGAGGGCGACGATCCAGGCGTTGCCGGACATGATGGTGCCGCCGTCGGCGGAGGAGGAGCTGAACCAGATCTCGCCGGCCGTCGACGGCGAGTAGATGTCGCTGTTGGAGTAGGCGAAGCCGGCGGATCCGTCGAACTCCGCCGCGGCGGCGCTGACGCCGGGGGGGCCGGGCTGCGCGAGGGTGACGCCGGTGTCGGTGTAGGTGCCGTCGTTGCCGTTGCCGGTCGCGTCGGCCGCGGTGGTGCCCGTGGTCTCGGCCAGCATCCACAGGAGCGTCGGGGAGTCGCCGAGGACGGCCGCCTCGTAGGTCATACGATCCCCGCCGCGATCATCGGCGACGTCGCCGGCGGCCCCTGCAGGACGAGGACCCAGTCGTTCCCGCCGACGGAGTTGAGGGCGTCGGTGCTGTACGACGATCCGGGGGCCGTCCCGGCGAGGGCGCCCGTGACCGGGTCCATCCAGGATGCCGCGTAGCCGCCGGGCAGCCTGGACTCGTCGATGGTGACGGGGCCGCCGTTCTGCGCGCCGGTCGCGTCGGGGAGGTAGGCGACGGCCAGCGTCCCGTCGGGGGTGACGCTGGCGGTGACGTAGTAGTTCTGCCCGTCTCCGGCGTTGGAGCCGCCGGTGAACCCGGTGTAGAGGTAGTCGCTTTCCGACGGGAAGAGGGCCAGCGGGTCGCCCCGGCCGCCGGTCACCAGGGAGCCGCCGGCGTCCGGGGCGAGCGCGTGCCATCCGGGGAGGGCGGCGAAGGCGTTCCAGATGCTGTCCAGGTCCGAGTTGTCGAACGTGTTCGTCGTCAGGGTGGCGCTGGCGCCGGCGTTCCAGGCCCACAGGTCCGTGTCGCCCTGGCCGCGCCCGTAGATGTAGCCGCGCGAGCCGGATGTGAGGCCCCACCAGACGAGGGTCCGCATGTAGTCGCGGGAGTCCTGGACCGTGATGCTTCCCGCCTCGTAGGGGCCCGCGTCATACCAGCCGTCGCCCCACAGCACGGCCAGCGGGGGCTCTTCGGCGTAGGAGTACTGGATGACGGGGTAGCCGCCGCAGTAGGAGTACGCGAAGTTGAACTGGGCGTTGGCGGTTCCCCACGCCCATCCGGTTCCGGCGTCGGCGGCGAACCGGGAGTCTCCCTCGGTCAGGTTCTCGGCGGTGACGAGGTGGGCGTCGCCGCCGTCGCGCAGGGCGGTGAGGATGCTCGTGTAGATGTCGTCGGAGCCGCCGTTGTAGTCGTTGCCGAACAGCCACACGATGTTGGGCGCGCTCGCGTACCGGGCGGCGAGCGCGGCGCCGTACGCGGCCGCCTGGTCGCCGGTTATCCCGTCCATGGCGCCGCCGGGCTCGAGCGCGTAGAAGTCGGCGGGGTCGAGGAAGACGGTGATGCCGTAGCTCGCGGCGGTGGACACGGCCAGGTCCATGCGGTCCCACCAGTCGTCGTTCAGGTCGCCGATGACGTCGCCGGCCCAGGGGTGCACGCCGTCCCACGTCCACCCGGGGGTCGCGATCCCCTCGATGTCGGCGCCGCACGGGCCGTCGACGATGGCGGCGTTGAACCCCTGCCCCGCGCGGACCGCGAAGTACAGGGCGATGTCGGACTCCCAGGTGGTGTCGCCGCCGTTCACCCCGGCGTTGAGGACGAGGCCCCAGACGCTGTCGCCGCGGCACAGCCACGGGTCGCCGTGCTGGTCGGCGAGGTACTGGCCGGCGCCGGATCCCGCGATGGCCGCCGCGAAGACGACCGGGCGCACGGTGAGGGAGAGCTCCCGCGTGACGGCCCCGTCGGCGGCGTCGGTCAGCTCGACGGTGAAGGCCGTCGTGCCGGGCGCGTCGGGGGTGCCGGAGATGACGCCCGTGGAGGCGTCGAGCGAGGCCCATCCGGGGAGCGACCCGGAGGAGACGGACCAGCTGTAGGGCGTGGTGCCGCCGTAGCCGCCCAGCGTGGCGGAGTACGCCACCGCCGGGAAGGCGTACGGCAGGCTCCCGGTGGTGATAAGCAGCTCGAACGCGGCGTCGTAGTGCGCGGTGACCTGCCCGGCGCTCAGGGCGTAGTCGTAGGCGGCGGCGGCGCACAGCTGCCCCGTGAGGAAGTTGCTGTCCTGGGTTCCGGGCCAGCCGCCGGCGATGTTGACGCCGTTGCCGATGTAGACGTCGTTGGAGCCGGAGATCCCCGTGGGGCAGGTTGTCGTCGCGGCCTGGGCGCCGTCGATGTAGAGCGTGATCGTGCCGGCGGTCGAGTCGTAGGCGGCTGCCGCGTGATGCCAGTCCCCGTCGTTGTATGCGCTGGCGGTGGTGCACGACTCGATGCCGGAGCCGTCGTAGATCCCGAAGGTGACGGTGCCGTCGTCGGACATGTAGACGACGCTGGAGGACCACAGGTGCAGGCCGCCGCCGTCGGCGCTCGCGGTCTGGAACCAGGTCTCGTGCGACCAGGAGGCGGGCGCGGGGATGGTCTCGGCGGTGTCGAACACGTAGCCGGAGGAGGTCTCGTCGAGGGAGACGGCGAACGCGCTGACCCCGGTCGGCCCGGGGGCGCCCAGGGTGAGGCCGCCGGGCGCGCTCTGGCTGTAGGTGCCGTCGTTGCCGTTCCCGGTCGCGTCGGCCGCGATGGTCCCGAACGTCTCGTCGAGCATCCACAGCAGGACCGGGGAGTCGCCGAGGACGGCTGCCTCGTAGGTCATGATGTGAACCCGAGCGCCGCCCCGGCGTAATACCATGAGCCGGCCGCGTCGTTGAGCGCCGCGTCGTAGACGAACGCGACCACGTCCGTCTTGCCCGATGCGGCGCTCCACGCGGGCGCCCCGGCGGCGCCGAAGTCGAATACCGCGTTGAACTCCGGCGTGAACGAGCCGGAGTACTTGACCCGGATGCGGATCGCCTGCCCGTCCACGGGATTGGACGGCGCGGCGAGCGTGTGGCTGCCGGCGCCGAGCGTCCACGAGAACTCGTTGCCGAGGGCGGCGTTGAGCGCCACCGAGGACCCGTCGGTCAGCGCGGTGACCTTCGGCGCGACGTACGCGGGGAACGCCGCGCCGCCGGCCAGGTTCGTGGCGGTGGCGGCGTTCCCGGTGGTGGACTGGTTGAGGGTGGGGACGTCCCCGGAGGCGATGGTCCCCCACGCCGGGGCGGCCGACGCGGAGCCCGTCCCGGTCTGGGTCAGGAACAGCTTCGTAGTCGAGGTGTTGCCGGCGAGACGGGCGGGCTCGGGCCCGGCTCCCTCGTAGATGACGTCGCCGACGGTCGTCATCGGGTCGGCGAACCCCGACGACGGGGTCTCCCAGTCCGCCGCCGTGGACGACGTGGCGGTGAGCACCTGGCCCTCGCTCGGCGCGGTCGCCGCCGAGACGACCACCGTCGTGGTCGCGCTCTTGAGCCCCGCCGCGGCGGTGGCCGTGGCCGCGTTGCCCGTGGTGGCCTGGTTCAGCGTCGGCACGTCGGCGGCGGCCAGCGAGCGGAACGAGGGGGCGCCCGTCCCGCCGGTCGAAGGGCCCGCGAAGACCGAGTTCTGGGCGGCGGTCGCCGCGCCTGTGCCGCCGCGGCCGACCGTGACCGGCGTCGCCAGGCGCACCGTCGGGTCGTCGCCGGTGCCGCCGACGACGATCGAGGAGTCCGCCGCGGTGACCGAGCTGACGTCCCCGTCCCCGCTCGGGGACCCCCACGCCGTCGCGTTGCCGTCGCCAGTGGCCACGGGGACCTCGCCCGACGACGGGGTGCCCGACGGCAGCGGGAGGTAGGGGGTCATCATCGTCGTGCTCGAGACCGGGGTGAGCGCCGACAGGTTCCACTGGGCGACCGTGACCGACCCCGAGCCGGCCCCCGTCGACGCGATCGGGTCGCCGCCCGACGTCGCCGCGAGCTCGAACGTGTCGTCCGAGGCGCTCACGACGTAGTAGGTGGTCGCGGCCTCGAAGCCGGCCGGGAGCGAGTCCCCCGACAGCCGCACGCCGGTCCCGTTGGGCAGCTCGGTCAGGTCGTCGGTCGGCGTGAACGTGAAAACGCAGGGGGTCGCGTCGGTCGCGGTGAAGTCAGTCGGCCCTGCGGGGAGGAAGAACGAGTACGCCGCGGGCGCCCCGGCGGCGTTGACCGTGATGCCCCACGTCCACCCGGTCGGCGACAGGTCCGGGTCGTCCGTCGGGATCAGGGCGACCACCGGGGCCGACTCGCCGCCGAAGGACGCCGTCACCGGCTGCCGAGTCACGACGGCCTGGTCCTGCACGTCGGTCAGGACCGCGGACGGCTTCAGGGCCGCCGACCCGGACGAGAGGAGATCCAGGCCGGCGTACAGGTCAAGCACGAGATTCACGCTCGGGAGCGCCACGGGCGCCCACCTCCAGACGTTGCAGGCGGCCGCCGGACGGCGGGAATCAGGGCATGAAAAAGCCCCGCTCGCAGGCGGGGCCAATGGATGTCGGGTGTTACAGGGTGCCGCTAGGACGGATAGCCCGCGACGAGGACCCCCCACGTCGCAGAGCCGGCGACGCCGTCCTGCGCGAGGCTGAAATGCGCCTGGACCGCCTTCACGCCGGCCGTGGTCGCCGGGCCGAACTGGCCGTCGTCGGCGACCGCCTCGGCCGCGGGGAGCCCGTTGATCTTCCCCACGCAGGCGACGAGGGCCTGCAGCCGGGCGACGAAGAACGTCGATCCGGGCTTGTCCGCCGCGCCCTGCTTGAGGACCGGGAGCTTGGTCATGTCGATCTCCGTCCACTGGGGGGAGGGCTTGGGTGGCGCGTAGCTTGCGATCCACGCCGCCATCTCGGCCGGCGTGCCGTTGTATGCGTCGCGGTCAGGCGTTCCCTCGCTCCCGAACTGCCATTGCCAGAGCTTCCACGCGTCCCACGGGGTCACGGTCTGCGGCGGGTGGTCTGCCGGCCATGCGGCCCAGAGCGGGTAGGCCGCCGCGCTCTCCGTGAGTGAGGTCGCGACGCTGAGGTCGCTGTAAACCAGTACCGCTACGTGGGGGCCCGCGAGTCGGGACATCTCGTCGGCGAAAGCCTTCACGTTGCCGTCAGTGACACCGGGGTAGTCGCTCGCGACAACGCCGATCATGTCGCCCGGCTTGAAACCTCCGGCCGCATTGACCACGGACGCCATAAACTGCGCCTGCGACCGCGGGCTACCGGCGGTCAGCTCGTGATACGCGCCCCGGTGGCCCTTCCATCCGGCGAGGACCGCCCAGTTCGCCGCGAACTTCGGGTCCTCCCCGGCGACCCCGTTCGTCGCCTTCGCGAAGCAGAAGTCCAGCCCGGCGAGGGCCTCGGCCGTCAGGACGGCCTGGAACTGGCTGACGTCGATGCCCTGCGCGCTATCGGTCACTGGCTTTCCCTCCCGCCTTCCCGGCCGGGACGGCGAAGATCAGGCGGCGGCCGGGTATGACCTGCCTGTGCAGATGTCGGATATGGCCTGGATGGACAGGCCGAAGTCGGCGCCGAGCTCCTTGAGCGAAGCGCCCCCGGCCCGGCGCCGGCGAATCTCCGCCACCTGATCGGGCGCCAGAATGCGCCGCGACGGGACTCCGAGCGCACGCCGCCTGCGATCTTCGCTCTCGCGCCTGCGCTCGCGATCGCATTCGGCGCACCTGTCGGCGGATTTGCCGTGCTTGATCGCTCCGGGAAGCGTGAGGTCGTGGCCCTTGTCGCACTCGGCGCGATCGTGCCGCCAATGCCGCCGGCGCTCCACCATGTCGCGGCTGTTGTCGGCGCAGGTTCCGGGAACGAGGTGATCCGGGTTCACGCACGGCGGGTTGTCGCAGGAGTGCCGCAGCACCATCCCGTCCGGGATCGGCCCTACGAAGTGCTCGTACACGACACGGTGGGCGCGGGCGTCCTGGAACCCTAGGCGCCTTGCGTTGAAGATGCCGTAGCTTGTCTCCGGGGTGCGGCCGCGCCTCTTGCCGCGCCATTCCCAGCAGCCTGATTCGGTGACGGTCCAGCCGATATGCCGGAGCTGGGCTTCCAGGGGCCAATCGCGGCGAGGTATCGGATTTCCCGTGGTCCGGAAGTTCTGCGCATGCCGGTGGCAGTATCCATGCGCCTCGGGGGGCCTTACGCAGTCGCCAACCCCGCACGTAGTGTTGCCCATGCCGTCTCCTGTTGCAGTCAGCGAGTCGGTTCGCCCCGGTGGCGTTGCTGCGCCATCGGGGCACCTTCGAACATTCTACCGTTTATCGTCCGTCGACGTCCTTTCCTTGACGATCGCCGCGTGGACCGCCTGGGTCAGCTTGTGCACCTCGGCGGTGAGGGCGACGTCGGCGCGGATCTCGGACAGGGCGGTCTCGTTGACCGCGTAGTCGTGCTCGGCCTTGAGGCGGTCGCGCTCGGCGCCCCGGTTCTGGGACAGCAGGATCAGCGGCGCCGCGTAGGTCGCCTGGGCGGAGAACGCCAGGTTGAGCAGGATGAACGGGTACGGGTCCCACTTGATGCCCCTGGTGAGCCACAGCGTGTTCACCACGAGCCAGCCGATGATGACGACCGTCATCCAGGCGATGAACCTCAGCGACCCGAAGTAGGCGACGAACCCGTCGACCGCCCGCTGGGTCCGGGTGGCGCGGTCGAGCATCGCCTGGTTGACGGGATGGCGGTGCTTCACGCGGCGCCCCCTGGCAGGAAGATGACGCACAGCAGCACCACGGCGAACGCGGCGCCCATCACCCCGGACGTCTCGAGCAGGGATAGGCCCTTGCCGCGGTTCGGCCGCATCATGGCGATCGCAGCGGCCATCGCGACGCAGACCGCGACGGACGAGGCCATCGCCGCGGCGCCGGAGCAGAGCGCGTAGGGGATCGCCGGCAGGACGCAGCCGACGCCGGTGGCGAGCCCCAGGAGGCACGCCTCGCCGGGGCCGTGACCGGAGTCGTCGGACAGCCAGTCCCAGCCGGCCATCGACACGGCCGATGTGAGGCCCCCCGAGATGGCTCCGGGAAGCACGAACGCCGGGTGGTGGGACAGGTAGAAGACGGTTCCGAGCAGCGACACCATGCCGTCGCCCAGTCCGAAGATGAGCGGGCGCGCGAGGGGCGCCCTCCCGCGCGCGCCGTCTCGGCCGGCCGCCCGGCGCTCCCCGGCGGCGTCAGGCCCCGCCATGGTCGTTCTCTCCGTCATCGCCGCCCCGGTTCCGCTGCCGGTGGATCCGCTCGAGCACGACCACCCGCCAGAGCATGACGAGCGCCATGGCGCCGAGGGCCGCGATCTGGACCCAGGCGGCCACCTGCGACGTGAGGCGGCTGAAGCGCCAGAACACCGACATGGCCGTGAGCGAGATCACCACTAGCAGGAACAGGTCCTTGAGCACGATGGTCCGGCCCATGGCGTTTGTCCACCAGCGGTACAGCCTGGAGTAGTCGCCGACGAAGAGGCTGATCGACGCGACGTCGGCGATCAGGAAGATCTTCAGCAGCAGGAGCAGGAGGGATTCCTGGGTCATGCTTCCCCCCGCCTGTGCCTGGCGATGATCTGGTCGGTGAGCGCGGCGGCGAAGTGGTTCTCGGCGGCCATGCGCTCTATGTCGGCGGTGATCCGCCGGGCCTTCGCGGCCGATGCCTGGGACTGCTCTTTCCGCTTCCGGGCCGTCGCGATGGCGGCCTTCCTCTCGCCCCTGGTCGGCCATGGCAGCAAAGCGGCCACCGCCCTCCGGATCGCGGTGCGCAGCCGGGTCACTGCTCGCGCCCGGGAGTGATCGACCTGCCGAGCTGGATCGCGGCGAGGATGTCCCTCGTGGCCGAGGCGGCGGCGACGGCGGTGTCGGCGCGCTCCCGCTCGTTGGCGTTCTCCGCCTTGAGTTCCTCGATCTCGGCCTTCAGGTCCGCGACCACCGAGCGGGGAAAGATCAGCCCGCAGATGAACAGGACGCAGAAGACCCCGGCGACCCCGGCGCCCGTCAGGATGTTGACAAGAGTGCTGTCGGGCATCCGGGAGGGCACCTCCCGTCGCGGGCTGGGAGGGGGGCGGGCGGCAGCCCGGTCCACGGACCATCTGCTTCTGGCATCCGCTTTCGCGGCCAGTGAAACCGAGTGATGCGCTGCCCTTCCCGGCCCGTCGGCCCGCCCCCCGGTCCGCGGCACCGGTCCACCGCTCCCGGAGTACGGTGGCTGGCATGCCCGTTCTCCTGCGCGCCGGGACCGGCCGGATCCCGCACGTCATCGCGACATGGCGAAGGCGCCCGTGCGGTCTCTGCGGCGGCCGGGCGCACGTCACGCTATTCTCGCCGTCGATGGCGTTTGCCCCGCGATTCCCCGGAGCGGATGGCCAGTGCTGCGTCCGCTGCACCCGGCGGCTGCGCTCGGGGCGCGGGGCAGGCTGAATCAGGCGATGCGGCGCAGGGAGATCCACGAGCCCGCGTGCAGGATCGTCGCCGTCGAGTTGCTGCTGTTCTGCGCCCATGACAGGAACAGCGTCCCGGCGCCGCTGGCGTTGATGACCGTCCCCTTCATGGACGCGCCGCGCAGGTTCGACGCCCCGTTGCTGCCGAGCGCGATGCTGGCGCTCCCCTGGAACGTCTGCCCGATGATCGTGGCGAGGGACGTGTTGCTGCCCCACAGCTGGAAGCGGAGCGTCCCGACGGAGTGCATCTCGATCTGCAGGTCGCTGGCGCCCTCGGTGCCGCCCTCGTAGTCGAGGTACCCCTCGAATACGTACGTGGCGCTCGCGGCGACCGCCAGGGACAGGTCGGGGTCGGCGGTCAGGCTCGTGGTGGACGACCGTGACGTGTCGGACGCCTTGAACGCGGTGACGACCGGGTAGGGCAGCCCCGACACGATGGTCTCGAGCTCGGCGTCGACGGCCTCGGCGAGGGCCTCGATCTGCGACGGCCCGTCGGGCGCATCGGTCAGGGCCGGGTAGGGGAAGCTGAAGTTCGTCGTGACGCCCATTGCCGGCCTCCTAGCTTCCCGCGACCGAGGCGACGCCGAGGACGAGGACCGATGACTTGTACTGCAGGAGGACGACGACGTCGCCGGGGTCGAAGCTGGCGCCGCCCAGGACGAGGAGCCCGGACAGGGGCGCCCCCGCCACGGTGACGACGTAGCCGTTGACGCCGTCCCAGGCGGTGACGGTTCCGGTGGTCATGCGGGCGCCGTACGGCTGGCGGTCCTGGCGGCGCTGCGCCGCGTGGGCGCCGGCCAGGAGCCGGGCGACGGCCCGGGCGGGGTCGCTCACGCGGTGGCCACGGCGATGAGGGAGGTGGGCGGGCAGTGGCCGGTGCCGGTCAGCGGGTCCGTCGCGGTGAGGGGGAAGACGACCGTGTCGACGGTGAACGGGGGGTCGGATCCGGTCAGGTAGTCGATGCTGATCACGTCGAGCGGCTCCAGCCCGGGGTTGGGGATGGCGCTGAACGCGCACTGGGCGGGCAGCGCGATCGAGCTGGCGAGCAGCAGGCGGGCCGCGGCCTCGGCCTGGGCGACGGTGGTGACGGTCGGCGACGACCAGAACTGGGGCACCTGCCCGAACGTGCCGTGGTACCAGGTGGGCGACGCGGGGTCGTCGTCGTAGGCGATCGCGAGCGGCGGCGCGGAGTCCGACGCGCCGTCGGCGGTGACGACGGCGGCGTTGTAGATCCCGTCGCGGGCCAGGGTGCGGCCGGCGGACACCTGCACCCCGCCCGGGCCGGCGTCGACGTGCCACACCGGGTCGCCGCCCGGCGGCGTCTTCACCTGCAGCTGCCCCTGGTAGTCCCAGTACATGACCTTGCCGCGGGTCGTGGCCAGGTCCGACAGGGTCTGGTAGCGGTCGGCGTCGGTGGTGACGACCAGCGTCGTCCCGAGCAGGTCGGAATCGGCGTCCCAGTCGTAGTTGATCGTGGCCGACGGGTAGACGCCGCCGACGAGGGACGCGAACACCTCGCTCACGGACATCGCGGCGGTGAACGACACCGGGACGACGGTCATCGCGTCGACGATCGCCTGCATGCGGTCCGACCCGCTGATCACCAGCGGGCCGTCCGGGGCGGCGTCCTGCTCGGCCTGCTGGATCCGGTAGTAGCCTAGGCCGACCCACTCGACGGACCCGCCGACGCCGACGCCGCGCTCGACGTAGATCTCGGCGCCGTACGGCTGCAGGTCGCTCGCGCCCGGCAGCGGGGACCAGCCGGTGCCGTCGGTCGTCAGGTCCAGGGTGCCCCACACCTGGGCGGTGCTGTCGATGGTGACGGAGCCGTCCTCGATCGGGATCTGCGTCCCGGTCGGGCTGACGCCCTCCTGGTAGGTGGTGACCACGGTCGCGCGGGCCGCCATCTGGTGGGAGCCGCGTATCGCTGCGAGGAGCGCGTCGCTGACCGGTCGCACCGCGCCCCCTAGCTGACCACGACGTCGGCCGGCGAGCCCACGAGAGACAGGACGTCCTGCCACGTCGAGAGCGCCCCGGTGACGTCGGACCATTCGGCGTAGTCGTCGGCGAGCGTCTGCCAGATCGCGGTCGTGCCGGTGACCGACGGGTCGGGGGCGGCCGCCTCGGTGAGGGGGATCGTGACCCAGCGCTGCTGCGTCGGGACGGTGTTGCGGGTCTCGGTCGTGTCCCCGCATGCGAAGTAGCCGCCGGCGATGATCGACCCCGACGGGACCTGCAGCAGCAGCACGTCGCCGGTCTCCAGCAGCGCGTTCAGCGCGGCGAGCTCGGCCAGGTCGGCGGTGGCGACCGTGAGGGCCCACTGCGCGGACGCCCGCGGCAGGCTGACCACCACGGGGAGCGAGCTGCCGACGATGTTGAAGACGCCCGACATCGACGGCCGGGTCACGTCGCCGACGTCCGACGGGGTGACGGTCATGTTCAGGAAGGGGAACCTGATGTGCTTGAGCCACCACTGCCCGGCCAGGTCCGGGGTGATGCTGTCGTCCTGCTCGGTGTGGGAGGACGGCACGACCCGGTAGTAGTTCAGGGTGTCGGGGGCGAACTCGTAGTCGTCGAGCGGCAGCGCGCTCGAGGTGAGCGCCACGGCGGAGCCGCCGCGGACCGTCGTCCAGCGGACCTGGTCGAGGGACCGCTGCACGACCGCGGTGTCGTCGGCGCCGATCGCGGTCCGGACCGCGGTTAGGCTGACCTGCACCCGCGACAGGGTGCCGTCGTAGCTGAGGTACGTCACGGCGTCAGGCCCGCCCCGCCGCGCGCCATGGTGAGGATCTTCTGGTCGTGCCGCCGGATCTCGCCGCGGACGACGCCGAGCAGCTCCCCGGAGTCGAGGTACAGATTCCCGGTGAACTCGCCGCCCGTGGCGGGCGCCGTCGAGGCGGCCCGCGCGGTGCCGGACCCGGATCCCCGCGGCGCCGGGACGGCCGCGACGGCGAGCCGGGACGCGGCGCCCTCGACGTGGCGGACGCGGGACAGCAGCCCCTCCTCGATGCCGATCCCGGTGAACTCGCCGATGCCGTAGGTGATCTTCGACGGGGAGTGGATCCCGAGTTCCTTCTTCAGGGTGGCGACCATGCTCTTGGCGATGGCCTCCATGAGCTTGGTGATGGACGCCTGCTGGGCCTTGAGGCCGGACAGGAACCCCTTCCCGGCCTGCTTGCCGCTGTCGTACATCTCGTCGGCGGCGGTCTTGCCGAGGGAGTTCGCGGTCTTGGTGATGGCGGCCTGGGCGGCGTTGGCCTGCTGGATCCCGGACGCGCCGGAGGTGATGAGGGCCTGGGCGAGCTGGTCGCCCTGGACGGGGCCGGCGTCGATGATCTGCCCGAGCAGGGCCGTGCCGAGGCCCATCGCCTTCAGCCGGGTGATGTCGTGGGCGAACTGCCTTATGGCGGTGAGCTGCCCCTGCAGGCCGGAGACGATCCCGGCGCCGTCGATGACGCCGCCGGCGGCGGACTGCAGGCTGGTCAGCTGCGCCCCGGACGCCACGTTCCCGGCGACGGTGGTCGCGTACTTCTCCGCGGTGGCGATCGTCGCGGCGATCTTCGCCCGCTTCGTCGCGAGGGACTGCAGGCGGGTGTTGTCCTTCTCGAGCCAGCCGGTCAGCGCCGACGCCCTCGGCGCGCTGATGGCCCCGGCCGACCAGGCGGCCTTGACGTAGCCGAGCAGCTTGCCGACGGCGGACTTGACCTGGGCGGCGGTGGTGGCGCCGGACAGGGACGCGATGAGGGCGGCCTTCATCTCCAGGCCGATCGTCGCCAGCGCCTTGACGATCCTGTCCTTGCGGGAGGTCAGGGCCGCCTGGATCTTCAGGGTCAGCTGCGCGGCCTGGGAGGCGCTGATCTTCCCGGCGGCGAGCTCGTCGTTGATGGCCTTCATCAGGCTCTTCGCGGCGGCCCTGGCCTTCGGGAGGGTCTCGGTGACCCCGGAGCCGATCCGGTCGGTGATGGCCGCTCCGAGCTTCGCGGCCGCGGTGGACGCCCCGGCCTTGGCCAGGGACGTCAGGTCCGACGCGAGTTTCGTGGTGATCCGGGACAGGAGGCTCTGCTCCTGCGCGGAGGTGATCTGCCCGGCGGAGTAGGCGGCGGTGACCTGCGCGGCGAGGGACGCCGCGGCCTTCTCGGCCTTCGCCGCGGTGGCGCTGATGCCGAGCGCGAGCCCGGTCGTGATGTAGGTGCCGAGCTGGTAGAACACCTTCGACGGGCTCGCGGACTTGATCTTGGACGCGAACCAGCCGATGGCGCGGGAGCCGAGGGACGTGATCTCGTTCTTGAGCGAGGCGGCCTTCGACTCGATGCCGCCGGTGAGCCCGTCGACGATGCTCTTCCCGGCGGACGTCAGCCAGGTCCCGGCGTTCGCGAACTGGCCGGTCACCCAGCCCTTGGCCTTGTCGACCTCGGTCAGCACCCAGTGCTTGCCCGAGTCGAACCCGGACGCGAAGAAATGCGCGCCCTTGGATCCGCCGGAGGTGAAGAAATGCGGCAGCGAGCTGGTGAACCAGGAGGTGAGCTTCCCCGCGAAGTCCCGCTGGAAGTCCTGGTAGGCCGGGGACCATAGCTTGCCCGGGATCGTCTTGGTGAAGAAATGCGGCAGGGACCCGGTGAACCACGAGGTTATCTTGCCGGCGAAGTCGCGCTGGAATCCCTGGTAGGCGGGCGACCAGAGCTTGCCGGGAATGGTCTTATCGAAGAAATGCGGGAGCGACCCGGTGAACCAGGACGTTATCTTCCCGGCGAATTCCCTTTGGAAGTTCTCGTAGGGGTCGGACCAGAGCTTGCCCGGGATCGTCTTGGTGAAGAAATGCGGCAGCGACCCGGTGAACCACGATGTGACCTTCCCTGCGAAGTTCCGCTGGAAGTCCTCGTAGGCGGTGGACCACACCCGGTCGACCGGGCTCGACCTCGAGCCCGCCAGCTGGGCCTGGTAGGCGGCGTAGCCGGGCGACCCGGGGGCCGGCTCGCCGCCGGCGCCCTTGGGTGCGGCGCCGTAGGGGCGGGGGATCCCGATGCCCGCGATCGGCATGGTGACCGACGCCGCGTTCTGGGATCCGCCGAACAGGGTGTTGGACACCGCCTGGACCGGCCCCGGGACGGCGGACTGGTACTGGCGGACCTGCGTCTTGGTGGCGGGGTGGACGGCCTTGGCGATCATCCCGGCGATGTTGCCGGCGATCAGGGCGATGACGACCCCGCCGGCGGCCGACTTGAGCCACCCCGCGACGCCGATCCCGACGGCCGCCTCGTCGCCCGCGGTGACGCCCCCCGCGCCCGCGCCCGCGCCGGCCCCGCCGACGGTGGCGTCCTCGGTCATCCCGGCGGCCTTGAGCATGTTCAGGCTGGCCTTGTACATGACGTCGCCGGCGGAGGTCATGTTCGCGGCCGCCGTCGTGGTCGCCGACACCGCGGGAGTCTTCCTCGCCTCGAGGATCTTGCTGATCCCGGTGAGCTGCCCGGCCTTCTTCAGCCCGGAGTAGATCGCGGTCGCCGCGGCGGCGGCGAGGATGAGCTTCCCGGCGATCTCCGTCCACGGCTTCACGTCGGGGCTCGTCAGCCAGCCCGCGATCTTCTGGACGTCGGGCAGGACGGTCTTGTCCAGGTACCCGGCGAACTGCGTCACCGGCGGCAGCAGGTCCAGGCCGAGGCGGATCCCGAGCGTGTCGACGGTGGACTTCAGGAGGTCGAACTGGGCGGCGGCGGTCTTCCGCTGGGCCGCGACGGCGGGGCCGTACGCGCCCGTCGAGCTGTTGATCTGGTCCTGCTTCTTCTTCAGCACGGCCAGGTTGTTGATCATCGTCAGGATGGCCGAGCTGGACCGGCCGCCGCCGAACGCCTTGGACAGCAGGATCGCCTGCTGCGACGCGGACAGGCCGCTGGCGTCCAGGTGCTGCTTCAGCAGCACGATCGTGCCCACCAGCCCCTGGGGGCTGCGCATCTCGTTGGCGAGCTGGAGGCCGGTGATCCCGATTGTGCCGAGCACCTTGGACGCGGCCAGCGACGGGGCGCCGAGCAGGGACAGGGACATCTTCAGGCGGGTCGCGGCGCTGTCGGCGGGGACGCCCTCGTCGGTCATCAGCGCCAGGGCCGCGCCGACGCTCTTGAGGGACACCCCGAAGGTGCGGGCGGCGGGGAGGATCCCGGTGCCGAACGCCCCGACGAGGTCGGTCATCTGCATGTTGCCGGCGCCGATGATCGCGTTGACCGTCGCGGCGGTCTGCCCGAACGACTGGGCGCCCTTGACGCCGGACCGCCACGCCCCGGCGAGCGCGTTGGTGGTGTCCTCGAGGTTCGACCCGCCGACCGCCGCCAGGTCGGACGCGGTCTTGAGCGCCTTCATCGCGTTCGCGTTGTCGAGGCCCACGCTCTTGAGGTGGAACAGCGCGAGGGCGAGCTCCTGCGGTCCCTGCTGGGTCGACGGCGCCATCTTCAGGACGGACTTGGTCAGGGAGTCGACCGCCGACTGCGATGCCCCGGCCTGCGTGTGGATCTTCTCCATGCTGGCCTGGAAGGTGACCGCGGACTTGACCGACTCGACGGCCACGGCCGCGGCGCCGGCGGCGATCGCCAGCATCGCGACCTGGGCGGCCTTGCCGAGCTTGCCGAACTTGGAGTCGAGCTCGTCCGCCGACGCGCCCGCGGCCTCGAAAGCGGGGCTGGCCCCGTCCACGCCGATGAGGCTGTAGATGACCGTCGTCGTCGACACGGCTCACCCCGCCCCGGCGCCGCTACGGCTTCTTGTCGGCCTCGGCCTGCGCGGCGGCCTCTTCCTCGTCGCGGATCCGGTACTCCGCCTGCCACTCGCTGAGCTCGCGGGCGGAGATCCGCTCGAGCAGCTCGGCGACGGTGCAGCCGAGATTCTCCGCTAGGTGGAAGAGGAATCTTCGGCTTGGGCGGGCCCGGAGAAATTTGCGAGCGCGTCGACGTCCTCGGCGGTGAGGCCGGACAGCTCGGCGGCGACGTCGAACAGCCGGTCGAGGACCGCCCCGGCCTTCTTCCCGAGCGCGGCGGCGTCCTCGTCTTTGAACAGGCGCTTCCCGTCGGCGTCGACGAGCGCGCGGACGACGAGCTTCGCCCGGATGTTCAGGATGCTGCGGTGCATCTCCATCTGCCCGCGGATCCGCTTGCCGTCCTTGTCGACGGCGGGCCGCTCGATCATCTGGGACGCCTCATAAGCGTCCCGCTCAGTACCCGACAGCCCGCGGACCAGCACTGAGCCGCCCCATTCTGGAACGCTGACCTCGCGGGTCTCGATGTCGACGGCCTTCAGGATGTCTGCGCCGCTCAGCGGCATGCCTGCCTCATTTCAGGGTGATATTCCGGGTGATTGAGTCGACTACGGCCTCGATGCCCGCGCGGCCTCGCAGGCCGAGGGACTTCAGGGCCGGGTAGAACCAGGGGGTCGCGTCCTGCTCCGCCCACGGGATGTCCGGGTTCCCGTAGACGGGATGCCGCCAGGGGGACTTAGTCCCCTCGGAATAGGCGGGGAGGGCTCCCTGCCCGCTCGGCATCCGCTTGGCGTCGGCGCGGATGTTGACGCCCGCCCGCTTCCCGGTGGTGCGGACGGTGAGGTGCACCGACTTCGACAGCCGCTTCCGCAGCCCCGTGGACCCGGAGGTGCCCTTGACGGGGATGTCGAGCGCCGCCCGCTTCACGACCGGGACGAGCGGCTTGGCGACCGCCCGGAGCTCGTTCCGGAACCGCCGGGTGATCTCCTTGTTGTCCATCCGCCGCAGCTGCTTGGCGATGACGCGGAGGTCGGCGCCGCTGCGCACCATGGCGTCGCCGCCCACGTAGCGGCGGGGCGGCGCCATCAGGACGACGGGACGAGGATGTTCTCCGAGGGCTCGGAGGTGATGACGAACGAGATGACGACCTGGCCGGGGTCGGTGGTCGTCGTCTCCTTCGACGCCGAGGAGACGGTGACGGGGAACACGTCCATCGTCTTGGTGCCGCTGACGCCCTCGTCGTCGCCCTCGGGGAACTGGACGATGAAGCCGGTGGTGTCGCGGGGCAGCACGGTGCGGACGTCGACCGAGTCCTCGTCGAGGTAGATGTTCATCGACGAGGCGTCGGCGGTGATCATGCCGGGGACCTGGGACGTGAACCGGCTCTTCAGGTCCGGGGCGTCGACCGGGTTGGTGGTGGTGGTGAACCCGGTGACGGACATGATCTCGCCGGTCAGGTCGGTGCCGGCGTCGAGCTCGTCCCTGGTCGGGGCGGTCTTGTCCGCGATCGTCGCTACGAAGTAGTACTGCCTCAACCCGACCGGGAAGTACCTGGTCACCGTCGAGAGTGGCGTTGCGGCCATGGCTGCTCCCTTGGGGCATGAGAAAAGCCCCTGGCGGCTGCCGGGGGCTCGGGGCGGAAGGTCGGGCGGCGTCAGGAGACCTGGAAGACGCCGACGGTCAGGTCGGCGTAGGCGTCGTAGGACAGGTGCGCCAGGCCGTCGGAGGGCTGCTTGTAGATCTCCAGGAGCGGGATCATCTTCGTGCCGCCGGAGCCGGTGGCCGGGATGGTGACGGTCCGGCTGGTGACCGCCTGTCCGTCGACCGTCTCGGGGATCGGGATGGTGACGGTGTGCGAGGCGGTGTCGCTGTTCTTGACCTGCAGGAACAGGCCCGAGCCGACGGCGCACTTGTCGCCGCTGGAACCGGCTGCGGCGTAGGTGGGGGCGCTGCCCGCGTGGGCGAGCGGCTGCGTTGCGAGGGTGGCCATGTCGCTCCTTAGTGCTTCCGGAGGGGACGGACGAGAATGGACGCATGAACGGACAAAGATCAGCCGTCGGCGTTCCCGAGGACGGGATCGCCGCCGCCGCCGCTTGGTGGGCGTCCCGGCTCGGGAACTGCCATCACGACCCCATCGGCCTGGACGCCCCGGACAAGGCGCTCTCTGTCGACGACATGCAATGGGTGATCGAGATGAACCTTCAGGCCAAGCGGGGGAAGTACGATCCCGGGCAGCTCGAGAGGTACCGGGCCGCGCTCGCGGAGGCCATATGGGAGCACCTGCGCGGCTGCCCTGGCGCCGGCACGTGCGGGGGGAGGAGCGTCGGGCCCGGGCGTCACACAATCGCGTGCGACTACGACCCAGACCAGACGCTCTGCAGCGGTGCCGCCCGGGCGGGGATCGAGCTCGACTCCCTCGACCTTCCATGCAAGACGACCATGCTCCTGCAGGCGGACTCCATCACTGTCAGCGAAGGCTACGGGGGGCCGTGGATGACGATCTGGGACGGCCGTCCTACGGGTTCGTGAAGGCGTCGATGTCGACCCCGAACCTGACGGACGCCTTCGCGCCCCTCGGGCCCATCGACGGGGTGTAGGAGGTGGCGCCGACGGTCGCGAGCATCACGGTCCTGCCGAGCCGGGGGTTCGCGGCGATGAGCCCGGCGCAGGCCGAGACGATGGCGTAGGCGCGCTCGCGGGCGGGGACGAGGCCGTCCGACGCGCCGCGGACCACCTCGACGGTGTTCGTGATCGTGTACTTCTCGCGGGACCGGGCGGCGGACAGCCCCTCGATCGCGAGGGAGCCGGCGATCTCCGGGCCCTCGGGCTCGGGGTAGGTGCCCTTCGTGCTCATCCGCTCCCCGGACCAGCCGGCGAGCAGCCACTCCAGGGCGCTGGACGAGCTGACGATCGGCCCGTCGGCGATGTGGACGCCCGCGAGGGCGCAGCCGGGCGCCGTCGCGGCGGTGAACATGGCCACCAGCGCGGCGAGCGCCGCGGGCTGCGTCGACTGCCAGGCCATCGGGGCTCCTAAGAACACGATCGGGCGCGCGGGCCCGATCCACTCGAGCACCTTGCGGGGGAGCATCGTCATCTGCTTCCAGTCGTCGGCTTCCTCGGGGCCGATGTCGCCGGCGCCGACGGTCCCGGCTCCGCGGCGGGTCTCCCACAGGTGCTGGAGCAGGACGGAGGCGCCTTCGATGTAGTGCTCGGGGATGACCGCGTGCCCGGCGGTGTAGACGGAGGTGACCCAGCCGAACGGCCGGGGGCCGGCCAGGCGGTGGACGAGCCCGGACTCGGCGTCGACCCGGAAGTTGCCGACGTCGTAGGTGGTGGTCCCGGCCTCGGTCTCGCCGGTCAGCGCGTCGAGGCTGATGACCGGCGGGCGGAGGAGCCGCAGCGGCTCGTGGCGGGCGTGCATGCCCGTCTGGGTGACGCTCCGCCTGGCGATGCTCTCGTTCTTCGCCCGCTCGAGGGCCCGCGTGAGCCCGGCCAGCTTGGCCCGCAGCTCGGCGTCGTCGGTCGTGTCGGCGAGGTCGATGCCGAGCCTGACCTTGGCGTCGAACAGGGACAGGATCGACGGCGACGCGGCGGCGGAGACGTCGAACACGTCGGTCCACGCGCAGTCGGGGTTGGCCGACGTCCAGCGGACGACGTGCCGGCCTTCCTGCGCGGTCGGGTAGGCGTAGCGGTAGGAGCCGGTGACCGCCGGGGGGTTGGCGACGTCGGGGGTGTCGGTGGTGGCGTCGGGCAGTGTGAAGGTGAGGGTCACCGTCTCCGCGTTGGCCGGGTTCCCGTTGCCGTCGCGGACGGCGAACGAGGCCGGGTAGTCGGCGCCGAGGTCGATCACGCGGAGGCGCCCGGCTCCCCGGCGCCGCCGGGCGCGGATGCGGTCTTCCGGGCGCGCTTGGCGGCCGGGCCCGGCGGCGCGGGGTCGGCGGTCTTCGCGGCCGGCGTTCCCGCGCCCGGCTGGGACTTGAGCCCGGACAGGAACCCCTCAGCCGCCCCCGCGTCCTTGGCGTCTCCCGGCCCGTCGGGCGCAGGGGCCGCGGGCACCGCGGGCCCGGGATCCGGGTCGCGACCCGTTCCGGGGACGAGGGTGAAGAACGCGTGCCCGGCCCTGAGCACCGGGTGGCCCTCGGGGAACCGGTCGCCCTTCTTGACGCCGATCGCCCTCCCGTCGCCGGCGTCGGTGACGAAGCCCCTGTTCGCAACGTACGTGTCGTCTTCCATGGCTGCCTCTCGGGTCGCGGGCCTTGCGGGCGGGTGCCAGTGGTCGTCGGGGGCGCCCGGCCGGGTGCCGGCCACGGCGCGGACCGTCGCGGCGTCGGCGCCCATCCGGGTCATTCGCCATGCCTGGTAGGCGGCGTAGTCGGCGGGGCCGTTCCGCTCCGCCTCGGCGTAGGTGCGGTCGCGCTCGGCCCCGGTGCCGGGGACGTGGTAGTGCAGGTGCGGGACCAGCGCGTCGCGGACGTACCGCAGGCATCCCGCCGACCGGCCGATGTCGGCCAGCACGTGGTCGGCGTAGTAGTGGACCAGGGAGGGCTCGAAGAACCAGCCGAGCGCGGTGACGATCTCCGAGGAGACGAAGGGGTGCTCGGGGATGTCGTCCCGGCGCCGGTCCTCCGGGTAGGCGATCCCCGGGGTGGCCAGGGCCTCGGCGAGCATCAGGTCCCAGCCGGGGGCCTGGGGCGCGCAGTCGTCGGCGAGGAACCCGACCGCCCGGTAGCGCTCCGCGGCGGGGACGCAGACGGCGTTGAGCTTCGGGGTGAGCCACATGCGCGGCAGGACCGTCATGCTGGCCCGGTCCGGCAGCGCGAGCCCGGCGTAGGCGTCCTGGTCGTCGTCGTCGGTGACGACCAGCAGGTCCGTGTCGCCCTGCACGGTATCGGCGTAGGCGGCGAGGAAGCGGTCCATGAGCTTCCGGCGCCCCCGCGTCGGGACGACCACCAGCAGGCCCGCGGTCACCCGCGCTCCCTGATGCGGCGGATGATCTCGCTGGTGGAGATCGGGGAGTGGTGCTCGTACGGCACGTAGGCGAGGATGATGCGGTGCTCGTCGAGCCAGTCGGCGGTGACGTCGACCTGCCTGAGGTAGTCCTTGCGGGCCCAGTCCGACCCGACGGCCAGCACGTCGGGGCGCGCGCGCTCGATCAGCTCCCGGCCCGCCGACTTGTTCAGGATCACCGGGTAGCCGAGCTGGCCGACCGCGTGCATCCGCTCGTCCTGCGTCATGATCGGCCGCCGCTTGTAGCTCGCGGCGAACTCGTCGCTGTTCACGCCCACCGACAGGCTGCCGCCGAGCCTCGCGGCGGAGCGCAGGAAATCGACCTGGCCGTGGTGCAGCAGATCAAAAGTGCCGATGGTCAGGACTCTCGTCGCGGCGGCTCCGGGCTGTGTCCTGCACGCGCAGTCGGGGGCGATCACAGGCCGGCCTCCAGCTGCTCGAGGACCGGCTTCCAGTGCTGGGTGAGCACGGCGTCCGCGTCGTAGGCCAGCGCGTGCGGCCGCGCCCGGGCGGCCTTGGCGCGGTAGTCGGTGCCGCGCCGGTAGGCGTCCTCGTAGGCGCGTGCGATTCCGTCGATCGACGGCTTGCGCCACCATGCGGCGTGGGCGAGGGACCAGTACGGCTCGCCCTGGACCTTCCACCCGCAGCCGACCTCGGACATCGCCGACCCGTCGGTGACGACCGTGGGGACGCCGGCCGACTGGGCCTCCAGGACCGGGAGCCCGAACCCCTCGGCGAGCGTGCAGCCCGAGAACAGGTCGAGCGCCCCGTACCAGGCGGCGACCGCCTCGGTGCCGACCTGCCCCGACTGGATCAGGTAGTCGTCGGACCACCCGACGGCCTTCGCGATGCCCATGTCGCGGGCCATGCGCCTCAGCTTCAGGCCGTTCTTCTCGTCATCCTGCGTCATGATCATCAGGAAGGCGTCGGCGTGCCTGCGGTGGAACTTCGCGAACGCGGCGAGGTTCTCCGGCCACGCCTTGCGGACCTTGTCGTTGTTCGCCGCGTTGATCCCGATGACGAACCGGCCGTCCAGCCCCGCCATGCGGCGCAGCTCGTCCCGGTCCGCCGGCGGGGCGTAGACCGTCGTGTCGATGCCGTGCGGGGCGAAGAGCGGGGAGTGGCCCGACCTCTTCAGCTGCGTCTCGCCGAACCTGGACATGGCGATGGGGACGCCGCCGCCCTGCATGAGGTTGAGGTGGTCCTTCAGGCCGATCGACCGCTCGAGCACGTCGCCGGAGCGGCCGATGATGCCGCCGCCGTCGTCGCAGTCGACCGGCATCCAGTGGGCGACGGGGATCCCCGAGTCCTTCCACGGCTCCGGGTCCAGGCAGAACACGTCGCCGAGGTGGATGACCAGGTCGGCCTTGAAGTGCCTCGCGTGCTTGGCGAGGACGTCGGCGCCGTACGGGTCGCGGCCGCCGGGGTAGACCCGGTGGCCCTCCCACTCGTCGACCCGGCCCTGCTGGCCCCAGAACGCGGAGACGGCGACCTCGTGGCCGAGGGCGGCGATGCGCGGGACCCACAGCGCCGACTGCGTTCCGTAGCCGGAGCCGGTGGGGTGCAGCGCGTCGCGCCCGGGGTGCACCGAATGCCAGACGATCCTGACGGCGATCATCCCCTCCGGCCGGGGCGGTCCCCGGCGTCCTTCGGCCTGCGGCTGGGACGGGCAGGCCGGGGCCCTCCCGCTTAGGGCCCCGGCCTGGTCCTGCTACAGCGTGACCATCATCCGGAACGCGTTGGCGGTCAGGCAGAGGGAGCTGTTGCGCCACAGCGCGTAGATGCCGCGCTGCCCGGTCGGGTAGTTGCTGGTGCCGCCGAACACGTGCGGCACGAGCTCGATGCTCATCCCGACCCTGTCGACGATGATGAACTGCTTGAAATCCCCGAGGATCAGGAGCTTCTTGCCGCTGGTCAGGGCGGCGTCCATCACGGAGTTCTCGAACACCGGGTAGCCGATCAGCTCGGCGGGGGTCCCGGCCGAGGGGCGCACCCACGGGTCGCCCGCGGCGGACGCCTCCTGGGTGAAGGCCTGCCGCGCGAAGTTGTACGCGGTCTTGGAGCCCAGCCACGACGCCTGCGGGCGGAACCGCGGCGGGACCGCGTCCTCGACCGCGTAGACGTCGCCGTAGGCGACGGTCGCGGTGCCGGCCGTCTTGACCTCCGACGCCGTGCCCGACCCGGTCGACAGGGCGGTGACGATGCCCTGCGGGATGTCGCCGGTGCCGGCGCCGGTCGCGAACGTCCCGGCCTCCTCCACGTCCTTCGCGTCGGCGAGCATCATGCTGATCTCGGCCATGAGGCCGTTCCAGTCCTGCTCGACCTCGACGGAGAACGGCACGAACGCCTGGACCCGGGTGGGCTGGACGCCCGGCTGGACGAGGGTCGGCGAGCCGTCGGTGGCCTCGTCGAGCTCGTTCGCCCGGGACACGGTGATCCCGGCGGAGGTGACGCCGAGCCATTCCTTGCCGACGATCTGCTCGACCCGGCTGATCTGCCGGATCGCGTTGATCGCCCCGTTGGACGTCAGCGTGACGGTCGGGTCGAGCTGGTAGGGCACCGGGTAGGAGCCGGACGACCACGACGCGGAGGTGCCCATCTCCAGGGCGCGCTGGACGGCCGCCTGCTCGGAGCCGGTCAGCGTGAGGGTGGTCCCCCGGGTGATGATCTTCTCGAACGCCCGCATGTACGCGGGGTCGCTGGTGACCAGCATGTGCCGCGCGAACGTGGCCTGCCGGTCGTCGGCGACCGCCAGCAGCCGCTCGATGCCCGCCTGCACGTCCTCGCGGGAGCGCGACTTCTCGCCGGGGAACCGGGCCAGGTCCAGCGACCGCATCGCCCGGTCCCGGTACTCGCGCACCAGGTCCTCCGGGCTGCGGGAGCGCTGCCGCGCCTCGGTGAGGTCCCAGATGTTCCCCGGGCGCCCCGTGATCGCGCCCACGCCGCCGGACCGCCAGCCGGGCTCCCGCACGGGCGGCACGTCGGTCGTCAGGCCGCGGGCGCGCTCCAGGGCGGCGTCGCCGTCGTACCCGGACCCCGGGTCGGTGCCCCCGATCGTGGCGTTCGGGTTCTGCGCGAGCGCGGAGAGGGTCTGCGCCCGCTGCGTGGCGTCCCTGATCGCCGCCTCGTGGAGGACACGCTCCTCCAGCAGGGTGTTCCACTCGCTGCGGGTATCGGTGGGCAGTTCGGCGCCCGCGTACTCGCTGTCGATGTCGCCGAGCCTGCGCACGATCTCCTCGACCCGTGCCGCCCGCTCCGCGACAGTCATCCTGTCGTCAGCCATTGCGTTTCCTCTTTCGGTCGTCGCGGTTGCCGAGTGCGTGGGCGGCTCGGTCTTCTCGGCGGCCGGGGTCCCGGTGCCGCGCTCCCCCGAGGGGGGAGAGGTCTGGTGGGAGTGGCTGTGGGCCGCGTCCCCGTCGTGCTCGTGCGGGTGCGTGTGGGTGGCGTCGCCGCCCTGCGACCCGAAGGCCGAATGCGAGTGGGTGTGCCGGCCGGTGACGGGGGCGTGGCCGGTCAGGTCGGTGTCCGCCGCGGCGGCGGCGCGCGAGCCCTGCGTGCCCGATCCGTCTGGCTCGTAGTCCGGGCTCACCCGCTTCATCGCCGCCTGCAGCGTCTTCTTCGCCTCGGCCGCGTTGGTCAGGCCCTCGGTCTGCGGGAGCCGCGACAGCGCGTTCTTCACCCCGGCCGCGTTCGGCGGGCTCGACGGCGTGTACTTGTACGGCAGCGCCCAGGCGTCCTGGGTGGACTTGTCGCCGGCCTTCTCGCCCGCGCAGATCCCCGCGTAGAACGCGGCGGGGTCGTCGGCCTCGGCTCCGTTGTGCCAGGCCTTCGACGCGTCCCAGTCGGAGTTGTCGACGGCTGCGGCGCGCTCGGCGTCATCGCCGTCCGGGTCGTCCGCGCTCTCGGCCGCCGCGTCGTCGTCAGTGCTGTCGTCGTCGTCCATCGCGGCCGCGCGGCCTGCGGCTGCGGTCACAGCGTCCGGGGCGGCTCCGTAGGCGCTGGCGGGCAGCCCGTGGCCGCACTGGTCGCAGTAGACGGCGTCCGCGTCGTTGGACCGCATGCAGTTCTGGCACTGGACGTTCTCGCCGGGCTGCTGCTCGTACCCCTGCCGGCCGGTCGGGTAGGCGTAGCCGGGGAGCATGTTGCCGCACTGGTCGCAGCAGTTCGCGTCCGGCATGTTGTAGACCGCGTTCGCCCCCTGCGAGCAGGTGGGGCAGCGGACGTTCTCGCCCTGCTTCTGCGAGTACGGGACGGGACCAGAGGCACGGGACTGCGATCGCACGCCCACCACCTGCGCTTCCTCGTAGTAGGGGATGGGCGTGGGCCCGTACTCGATGAGTGCGATCTCCTGCCGCGTGACCAGCCGGAGGTTCCCGCGGGCGTCGGCGTGGTAGCGCTGGCCCGGGCGAAGTGGCGGGTCGGAGCGCAGGAACGCGCCCGTGAACGACATGCCGCGCAGGCTGCCGTTGCGGATCGCCGACAGGATCTGGTCGGCCCACTGGTCGGCCGCGTCGTTGTAGCGGGTGACGGTCAGCAGGCCCTTGGCGTCAGGCTTGATCGATATCGGGCGCCCGACTGGGACGGACGCCAGGTCGCTCGGAGAGCCATGCAGAGTTTTTGCGTGGTTGTAGACGCAGAAGACCGACGCGGCGCGCTCGGTCGCGGTCTTGTCGAACGCGTGCGGGTCGATCTGCTCGAGGTACTCGCCGTCCTGGTCGTGGACCTCGGTCGGGATATTGAACACCGCGGCGTAGGCCGTGACCGTCCGGCCGTCCCCGCCCTGCGCCCGGGACAGGATGCTCACCTCGGCGGGCACGACGGCCCGCACCACGGTCAGCGACCGGTCGCCTGCCAGCGCGCGCCGTACGCGTCGGTCGTCGCTCATCCGGCCTCACCGCCTGTCTGCGTCGGGGCCGGGCATGCGAAAGGCCGTTCTCGCGGGGAAGCCGAGAACGGCCGTCTGCGGGCGAGCGGTACTGCGAGGCGGTCAGGCGGCGGGAGGAGGCGTCTTCGCGGCCGTCTGGGCGCCGTCTGCGGGAGCGGGGACCGCCGGAGGCCCGGTCGGCGCCGACGCGCTGTCCGCGCCGGGCTCGGGATGGGCGGCGCTCTCTTCCCCTGGCGCCCAGAGTTGGACCGAGAGCATCCCCGAGTGCACCAGCACCGAAAGGTCGTTGTTCGTCACGGCCTCGACGGCCGACTCCGGGGTGAAGCCGCCTGAGATCAGGGAGTTGAGGGTCGCGGCCTGCGCCTGCTGGATGGTCGCGACATCCTGCGCGTCCTCGCGCATGAACGGCACCCGCGAGTCGAACCACAGGCTCGATCCGCCCGCGCTCCCTGACGGGGTGACGATATTCCCGAGAGCCCCGGCCGCGCAGGTCCAAAGATGCTGCATTGTCGAATCGGAAAACATCCTGCGCGCTGAATTGAAATTCCCCGCGTTAAGAGACGAGCCCTGCAATCCCTCGCTGAATCCCACCCACGACGGCGGGACTCCTGCGGCGCTTGCGAGCCGGCTTTCCGCTTTCCCCTGGATTACCGCGTAGTCCATGTCCTTGAAGCTGGACCCGACCGGCGTCACGTCGGCGCCGCCACCCAGGTACAGGGTCTTCCATGCGTTGAACGCGCCGCGGTGCCCGGACTCGGCGAGCTCCTTGAACGCCTTGACCGCCTCGAGGCCGACGTTCGGGTCGAACTTGATCGCGTAGTTCACGCTGCCGGCGTTCTCGAAGAACCGGACCTTGTGCTCGACCGCGAGCGTGTCGCCCTGCAACTCCCGGATCACCGGCGTTATCCAGCTCATGCCCAGGAAGTGGTAATAGGGGTTGGGCAGCGGCGCGTAGTGGGCGACCTCTTCGGGGAAGTAGATCTTCTGCAGCCCCGACGGCGGCGTGTAGAGGTACCCGGCGACCTCGACGTCGGGGGCGTCGGCGGGGTGGCCCTCGTCCATCTGGCTGCCGAGGATGATCGTGACGAACTCCGGCCGCAGCCGCGACAGCATGCCCGGGCGCGCCTGGACGATGTAGGAGTTCCCCGCCAAGCTCCCGTCGACTTCCATGCGGGCGAGCAGGTCGGCGGTCGTGCCGTTCGGCCAGGGCTTCTCCAGGACCGCCAGGTCGGGCGAGCCGAACAGGTCGCCGGGCACCGCGCCGTTGAACCTGGTCCACTGGAAGCGGACCTGCGAGAACGCCCGGACCCTGGCGGCCACGAGGGAGAACACCGGGCTCGAGCCGAGGTAGGCGCCCGTCGCGGACATGCCGACGCGCTCGCGGTCGATGCTCCCGAGCGTCGTCTGGATGACCGGGTAGGACAGCCCGGCGAAGTTGAAGAAGTTGGCGTAGTCGTCGATGTCCAGCGAGTCCATGCTCCGCCGCCGCGGCTGCCTGGCGGCGACGCGGCTGCCGATCCGGTCGAGCAGGCCCATCAGCGCTCCCTGCGTCGTGGCGCCTTCGAATTCGCGGGCCGGGCGCGCTCCCAGCCCTCGACGACCGCGAACCAGCACCACGCCACCGCCAGCCGCGCGCCCGCGAAGGCCCTCCCACCCCAGGTGAAGGCCTGCGCCAGCGCCCAGCCGACGACGAACAGGACCGCGGCGAGACCGGTGGCCGCCATCCTTCCCGGCTTCGCGCTCCTCGCCCGCGCCGTGATCACGTCAACGTCGGGACGGGCGGACAGCACGGTGGCCACGGCGGTCTCCTATCGTCCGAAGAGGATGAACGGGTCGGGCGGCGTCGTGAGGCCGTGCGTCATGAACCCGTGCCGGGCCAGGGTCACGGCCTCGAGCGGGCAGATGTCGCCGGTGCCGTCCCTCGGGGTGAAAGCCCACGAGTCGCCCAGCTTGCGCGAGCCCGCGCCGCCGACTGCCGTCTCCAGCGGTTCCGCCGGGAGGAAGCGCAGCCCGTGATCCTTGATGTCGCGGGTCAGGGCCACGCATGCCTGCGCCCATTCCCGGCCGCCCACGACGTGGAGAAGGTGCTCGCCCGGTCCTGGCTTCGGCTTGACGCCGTTCTCGATGAGGTCCTTCTCGATCGCGGCCGCCGCCGACGACGGGTTCAGCACCACCGCGCACGGCTTCCAGCGGGCCGCCATCTCCTTGAGGCGCCCGGTCAGCCACACGGTGCCCACGCGGTAGTCGACCAGCTCGATGTGACCGAGGCCGTCCGCGCGCCGGCCGCTTATGCCGATCGCGGCGCAAGACAGGTCCGAGGCCACGCTGAACCCGATCGCCACGGTCCCGGTGGGCGCCGAGGCGGCGTCCTCGCACTCCCGCCACCGGGCCGCGTTGATAACTCCGCCTTCGACGCCGTCCCACATGCCCAGCGCCTCGCGGAGGAAATCGGCCGGGCTCAGAAGCTTCCGCATCCGCAGGATCGCCTTCGCCGGCGTCCGCTTGGGATACGACGGGTTCGCCTTGGCCCACGCCGTCCGGTCGTCCGGGGCCGACCCGGGCGGCGCCGACATCTCCGCGTACAGCACGCCCTCGCTGTCGCCCGCCAGCGCCTCCGCGCGGATCCGCCGGACCACCTCGCCCGGGTCGGTCGGCTTCGGCGGCGTGCACATCAGGATGATCTGCGGGTTGACCGCCTGGTTCATCGTCGGCACCAGGTCCGACAGCGCGTACTCCGTCAGGATCTGCGCCTCGTCCAGGATGAGCCGCCGCACCTTCGTGAACCCGCGGATCGCCCCGCGCTCCCGCGCGGCGAACACGATCCGCGAGCCGTTGCGGAACGGGATGCACTCGTTGCCCGCGGCGGTGGTGATGTCGTCGTAGTCGATGTGCGGGCCGAGCGGCGCCGACCTCGCCCACGACCGCATCTCGTTGAACGACTCGCGCGCCACCTTGAACCGGTGCGCGGTCCACACGGTCGTGCTGCCGGGGTTGATGATCGCGTCGGCGAAGACCAGGCCGCCGATGTCGAACGTCTTCCCGACCTGGCGCGGGATCGACAGCAGCACCGTGTCCGCCGCGTACAGGCCGCTGCGGGTCTTCCCGAGGATGCAGCGGTTAAGGCCGCACTGCCACGGGTCGAAGATGATCCCGATCCGCTCGCAGACCCGGTAGGTCGACGGGAACGCATCACTGACTATGCCGCGCGGCAGGACGAGATGGGCGGCCTCGGGAAGGAGCCCATTCCTCGTCCGGGGTTGCGGCCGCGTTGCCAATGTCGTCCGCCTTGGTTTCCGCGTCGAGCGCCTCGATCTCCCTGGCGATCTCCAGCAGGCGCCTCGACAGCGCGGCAAGATCACGGGGAGGCGTGTTGGGGTTGTCGATGTCGGCCGCGATCCGAGCGCGGAGGGCCGCCAGGAGATCGCGGCGGTCGCCGACCTCGGCCGCCGACTTCACCGTCATCGTGGCGCGGCGCGGCGGCGGCGTCTCGTCTGTGACGACCTTCAGCGGCGGCTTTCGTGACCGCGCTGGCACATGCACCTCGCTCAGAGCGGGAGGGCCAGGATGGTGACCGTCCGTGACCGCGATTTTGGAAAAAACGAGTGTATAAAAAAGAAAGAC